ACAGTAAAAGGAAATATAACTAAAACTCAAAAATATTATAAATAGATTAAACAAGGAGATAAATTATGGTACAACCAGTCGAAGTAAAAAATCCAGAAGTAATGCAAATGAAACACGACTCAGCAAAAGATGCTGTTAATGCATTGAGCACTGGAGACACATCTGCATTTAAATCTGCAGTTAATGATATGCTGATGAATAAAGTTGCTGATTACCTTGATGTTAAAAAATTAGATGTTGCTCAGAATTTTTTGAAACCTAAAGTGGAAGATGACCAAGAAACTGAAGCTAGCGTCGAAGTACAAGACAAGGAGAAAAAGGATGCTGAAGTTTAAACAAATTATAGAAAAAGCTAAAGTAAACGTCGGTGGTCCTTCTGCTGATTATGCTATAGCCAATTATCAAGATGATGATGACGAGGCAAAAGATATTAAGCCAAGAAGTCAAGGAGAAGTTGACTTTAGAGATAAACATACAATTACAACAACAAAACATCCTGTAGCTGAGCCTGGACAATCAGGACCTGCTACAACAAAGCATGCTGGTGATCATAAAGGTCACGATGGTGAGCCAGGAGAAAGAGAAGTTGTTAAGTCTAAAGGTAAAACATTTAAAGAATTAAGAGCAACAAAGAAAGCTATTGCAACAGCCAAAGCAAACAAATCTGCTGGTGAAATGCAAATGAAAAAAATTAAGGAAGAAGTTGAAGAAGTTGAAGATCTTGATGAGAATGTAATGGTAAGGATAAAGATGAAGAATATTGCTAAAAGCAAAACACCAGTTAGTTATAAATTTAAAAATGGTAAATCAATGACAGTTGATCCAGACCAAGCAAAAATGATTCATAAAGCATTACAAGGTGTTAAAGGTCCAAGTTTAAAAGCAATGTCAAATGACATAATGTCTAGCCCAGCTGGCTTTATGAAGGCACTTGCATTTGCGGAGAGAAAATAATGGCTACAAAAATAACAGTAAATCAAAATAATGGAACATTGGTACTGCAAGCAAATACAGCTGGTTTTGTAAATTTAGGTACTGGTGTGGCAGGAACGTCAAAAGCAAACAATGCTGGAGAAACAGTTACAGGAATGACTATTAGAGAAGTATTCTGGACACAAAAAGATGGAAATGTTTCTGCTAATACTTGGTTGATCAAAAGAGGTGCTAATACAGTATTAGTATGTCCTGGCAATTCAGGTCATTTCAAGTTTGACGGAATGCAAATAGAGAATTCATTTGAAAAAGCATCTAATGTAAATTTTGTAACTACCGGACTTGGTACGTTAATACTTAAACTAAAGAAAACATCTGGAGAGGTATAATGAAACTAATATCAGAAATAGTTGATCATAAGTTAGAATACATTACAGAAGCAAATGAGAATGGTAAAAAAGCCTATAAGATTAAAGGTGTCTTCATGCAAGGAGAGATCAAGAATCGTAATGGCAGAGTTTACCCAATGGGTATTTTAAAAGAAAACGTTGAAAAGTATAACAAAGATTATATACAAAAGAATAGAGCTTATGGTGAGTTGGGTCATCCTAGTGGACCAACAATAAATCTTGAAAGAGTTAGTCACATGATTACTGATCTTTATCAGGATGGTAATAATTATATGGGTGAAGCTAAAATTATGGATACTCCATACGGTAAGATAGTAAAGAATTTAATGGATGAAGGAGCAACATTGGGTGTTAGCTCAAGAGGAATGGGTTCACTGAAACAAAACGGTAGTGGAACTCAGGTTGTACAAAAAGATTATCATTTAGCCACAGCTGCTGACATTGTAGCTGATCCTTCGGCTCCTGATGCTTTCGTAGAAGGTATCATGGAAGGTAAGGAATGGGTATGGGATAATGGGGTTCTCAGAGAAGCGCAAATGGCTGAGTATAAAGATGAGATTGAAAAATACTCTAAAAAGAACCTTGAAGAAGCAAAATTGAGAGTATTTTCTAATTTTATTTCAAAACTATAAACTTATAAATAATATAAAACAGATAACCTAACAAGGAGAAATAATCATGTCTGAACAAGATCTTAAAACAGAAGATCAGGAAGTTGTTGAAGAAAGTCAAGTGGAGCTTGATGAATTCAAGGCATCTATGGGTGACCCTTCAGAAGTTCCTGAGCCAACATCAACGAAAGCAGCAGCGCCTGGTCCAAGTAAAGATCAAGGTGAAAAATCAACTCCAATGCAAGGCTCTTCCGAGAAGCCTAAAAAGCCTATTATGGCTGGCACTAAAATGGGAATGATTAATGCTATGGTTAAAAAAATGTCTCGTATGTCAAAGAATGACATTCAAAGCACATATGGAAATATGATGTCTGGTATGAAACCAAAAATGGCTGAAGAAGCAGAAGCTGATGGCGAATCTATTTCTGAAACTTCATACAAGGTAACACCAGAAGATATTGACATTAAAGCTGATGTAAAAGCATTATTCGGTAATGAAGAATTATCAGAAGAGTTCAAAGAAAAAGCAATAACAGTTTTTGAATCTGCTGTTGTTTCAAAAATTAACGAACACATTGAAACTTACAACGTAACTGTAGAAGAGTCTTTCAAAGAAGATGCTGAAGGTATCAAGACAGAATTATCTGAGAAATTAGATAGTTATCTTGACTATGTTGTAGAGCAATGGTCTGAAGAAAACAAAGTTGCTATTGAGCAAGGATTAAAATCTGAGCTAGTAGAAGATTTCATGGGTGGTCTGAAGAATTTATTCGAAGATCATTATATTGATGTTCCAGACAGTAAAGTAGATGTAGTTGAAGAATTAGCTGCTAAGAATGAAGAGCTAGAAGCACAACTCAATGCTGAGCTGACTAAAAACGTTGAAGCTAAAAAAGCTATTGACGAGAGCACTCAACAAAAAATGATTGACACTGTAACTGAAAGTTTAGCAGAAACTCAAAAAGAGAAGTTTCAAACTTTAGCTGAAGGTGTACAATTTACTGATCAAGATTCGTTTCAAAAGAAACTATCAATAATTAAAGAAAGCTATTTCGCTACAGACACAGTAACTGAAACAGCTAATTTAGTAGGTGAAACTGATGAGCCTCTTGATGAAGAGGAACAACCGAGTGGATCTAAAGTTGATCCAGCAATGGCAGGATATATGAATGCTATTACAAGGTCAATTAAAAAGTAGATTAACAGTATATTATAAATAATATTAATTAAATGAAAAGGCTGACTTTTCTAAACTTTAACAATAAAAGGAATAAAAAATGTCTTATTTAACAGAAGAGCTAGTGAAAAAATGGCAGCCAGTTCTTGAACATGGGGACCTAGATCCAATCAAAGATCCTCACAAGCGTCAGGTTGTTGCCACTTTACTAGAAAACCAAGAAAATGCAGCTAGAGAACAAGCTGCTCAATCAGGAGGAATGAACCCTAGTTTATTAGGGGAAGCGGCTCCTGCTAACGCAATGGGTGCATCAAGCTCAACTGCCAGTGATGGTTCAGTTGATATATTTGACCCAGTACTTATTTCACTTGTAAGAAGAAGTATGCCAAACCTTATTGCATATGATATCTGTGGTGTCCAGCCAATGACTGGTCCAACAGGTCTTATCTTTGCTTTAAGAAGTAGACTTCAAGATCAAACAGGTTCTGAAGCATTATTCAACGAAGCTAATACTTCTCATTCAGCTATCGGTTCACAAGCTGCAAATACATCTAACTTCGGTGGTGTACTTGACGGTGCTGTAGGTACTGACCAAGCTGGATCAGATCCAACTTCAAGAGCTTCTGGTTCTGGTTACACACTTCACCAAGGTATGTCAACGGCAACAGGTGAAGCATTAGGTGATGCTGCTGCTAACTCATTTGCTGAGATGGCTTTCTCTGTAGAGAAGGTTTCAGTAACTGCTGTTACTAGAGCGTTAAAGGCTGAATACACTATGGAACTTGCTCAAGACTTAAAGGCAGTTCATGGTTTAGATGCTGAGACAGAACTTTCAAACATCCTATCTGCTGAGATCTTAGCTGAGATCAACAGAGAAGTTGTAAGAACAATTAACTATACAGCTACTGCTGGTGCTCAAACAAACACATCTGCTGCTGGAACATTTGACTTAGATGTTGACAGTAATGGTAGATGGTCTGTTGAGAGATTTAAAGGTATGATCTTTCAAATTGAAAGAGAAGCTAACCAGATCGCTAAAGCTACAAGACGTGGTAAAGGTAACGTAATGATCTGTGGATCAGATGTTGCTTCTGCAATGCAAATGGCTGGCGTTCTTGATTATGCTCCTGCATTATCTGCTAATTTGAATGTTGATGATACTGGTAATACATTTGCTGGTGTACTTAACGGAAGAATTAAGGTATATGTAGATCCATACTTCTCAAGCGCAGCTGGTTTACAGTATGCTACAATTGGATATAAAGGATCTTCTGCATTTGATGCTGGATTATTCTACTGTCCATATGTACCGCTACAAATGGTAAGAGCAGTTGGTGAGAACACATTCCAACCTAAGATCGGTTTTAAGACTAGGTACGGAATTGTTGCTAACCCATTTGGTACTTCAAGTGCTGATGGTGCAATTGCATTCGGAAAACCAAACTTATATTACAGATTTGTAAAAATAAGTAACTTAATGTAATCTTAGGATTACACCGCACCTTAAAATTAAAGGTCCTTCGGGACCTTTTTTTTTGTCTAAAAAATAGATAAATAGTAACATGAGTTCATTAGACAAACAACCAACCAATGCAAACTTTCTTTCTCCTTTAGGTTTTAGATTTATAGTAGACAAATTACCTAACGTGAATTTCTTTTGTCAAAGTGCATCTTTACCATCCGTATCCCTTGCAGAGACAGAAATACCAAACCCATTAGTTAGATTGCCATACGCTGGTACAAAGTTAACTTATGCACCTTTAGATATAAGATTTAGAGTTGATGAGGATATGAAAAACTATCTTGAGGTATATGATTGGATGAAAGGTTTAGGTACACCTGAAAGTACTGATCAATATAAAGCATTAAATGCAGCTGCTGGATCTGCTAGACCAACTGCTGGTTTTAGTCCAGCTGGTAATATAATGCAAGGTGCTTTTAGTGATGGATCCGTTGTAGTTATGACTAGTGCACAGAATCCAAATATTAGAATTGGATTTGTAGATATATTTCCAACAAACTTATCTCCACTGCAGTTTGATGTTACACAACAAGATGTAGCATACCTTGAGGCAGATGCAACTTTCACATATAGAAACTTTACTGTTGTCCAGATTTGATAATGTAGTATAATAGTCTTTATGAGACTAGAAGAAATATTAGATTTATGGACCCAGGATAGTCAAATAGACGATACTGATTTAGATGCAGAAAGTTTAAAAATACCTGTATTACATGGTAAATACTTAAAGTATCTATATAATGAAAGGTTGAAACTTAGATCATTAAAGATTAAATATAAATCTTTAAGTCGTAAGTTAGGTGAATATTACAGGGGTGAATTGAATAACCCAGAAGATCTTACAGAATTGAATCGTGAACCCTGGCCGAAAGTTACTCTAAAGCAAGATATACCAAGTTATATTGATGCTGATAAAGACATGGTTACTTTGCAAACAAAGTTAGCATATCAAGAGGAACTTGTCGGTTGTTGTGAAGATATATTAAAAAGTATAAACAACAGAGGGTTTCAGATTCGTGCAGCAATTGATTGGCGTAGACTTACACAATTTGGTGGAGGGTGATACTTTGATAATTGAACAAGTTAATGAAGTACACAGTAAAGTTATTGCAGAAAATTCAATTAAACAAGAGTTAGTAGAGTTCTTTACATTTGAAGTTCCAGGTGCTAAATTTATGCCTGCTTATAGAAGTAGATATTGGGATGGTAAAGTAAGGTTATATAATAGTCAAACAAAATTAATTTATAAAGGATTGGTTGAATATTGTATTAAGTTTGCTGAAGAAAGAGGATATAAAGTAAAGAAAAAATATAAAGAATCTAAAGTAGATATCCCTTCAGATGAACCAGATTATAATTTACCTATAAAACCAAGACCATATCAAATAAGCACCTTTAAACAGTGTATAACGACCCATAGACAACTTGTTCTGTCTCCTACAGCTAGTGGTAAGAGTTTAGTAATTTATATGTTGACTCAGCATTATAAACAGTCTAAAGTATTAGTTGTAGTACCAACAACAAGTTTAGTATATCAAATGAAAAGTGATTTTGAAAGTTATAACTGTAAGGAAAACATTCATGTAATAATGAGTGGTCAAGAAAAACATACAGAAGATAGAATTGTAATAAGTACATGGCAATCAATATATAATATGCCGAACAAATACTTTGATCAGTTTGATGTTATTATTGGTGATGAAGCTCATTTATATAAAGCAAAAAGTTTAACCAAGATAATGGAAAAGTTGAAAGATACAAAATATAGATTTGGTTTTACTGGAACCTTAGATGGATCCCAAACACATAAGTTAGTATTGGAAGGATTATTTGGTCCTGTCTATCAACCTGTAACAACTAAAAAATTAATTGATGATAAGTACTTGGCTGACTTTGCAATTAAATGTATCACATTACAATATGAAGAAGCTATTTGTAAAATGGTTAAAGATATGAAGTATCAAGATGAGATGGATTTTATACTTAATTATGAACCAAGAAATAAATTTATTAGTAAACTATGTAGTGCCCAAGAAGGTAATACATTATTGCTCTTCAATATAATTAATCATGGTAAAATATTACATGATATGATTCAACAACAAATTAACACTAACCGCAAAATATTTTTTGTATATGGAGGAACTGATGCCGAAACTAGAGAACAAATTAGAGCAATCGCAGAGACTGAAGATAATTCAATTATTGTTGCAAGTTTTGGGACTTTTAGCACAGGTATTAACATCCGTAATCTCCACAATATCATCTTTGCTTCGCCATCTAAGTCAAAAATTAGGAATCTCCAAAGTATCGGAAGAGGGCTCCGCAAAGGAGACAAAAAAGAAAAAGCAAGATTAATAGATATATCAGATGACTTGAGATACAAGAGTCATGTAAACTATACTTTAAAACATTTTTCTGAAAGAATAAAGATCTACAATTCAGAGAAGTTTGATTATAAACTTTACAAGATGGGGATCAAATGAACAAAATAATGTTAAAAAAATATCAAGTTAAATTACTCAAGCTATCAACAGCAGAAGATATTATAGCTGAAGTTGATATGCAAAGTTTAAAGACATCTGAAGTTAGAATTAAGAACCCACAAAAAATTGTTATGGTTAATAACATGACACATATGGGTATGAGTTTAGTTAAATGGTTACCATGGAACTTTGGAGAAGTTATTCCAATCAATAAAAAACATATTGTTGCTGTTACTAATACTGCACAAATACTAATTGACTACTTCAATAAACAAAATGCGCGCATAAAAGATTATAAGGGAGGAAAGTATCCTGAAGAAGATGCATCACAAGCTATGACTGGTGAAGTACTAACTGACAAGATACATGACGAAGAGACTGAGGAACGAATAGAGAAGACCTTTAAAGAAATTGAAGAAGATGAACAACAAAGATCAAAACTGGATGAAATTATGGATGAAGTAGGAGTAGACCCTGATGATAAGAAAACTATTCATTAGTCTATGTTCTACCCTCTTTCCGGCGGCTACATCAGCCAGTATACATTCGATTTCAATAAAGTCAACAGTTAATTAAAAAAGGATTATTATGGGCCGAAGAGCTAAACAACAATATGTAAATAACAAAGACTTTCTAGCCGCAATGGTACAATACAGAATAAATGTAGCTGAAGCAAAGGATAAAGAAAACGAAAGACCAATAGTACCTACTTATGTTGGAGAATGTATAATGAAGATTGCAACTCATTTGGCAAGAAAACCAAATTTTGTGAATTATACATTTAAAGAAGAAATGATAAGTGATGGTATTGAAAACTGTCTTCAGTATATTGATAACTTTAATCCAGAGAAAAGTAAGAACCCATTTGCATATTTTACACAAATAATATATTATGCATTTCTTAGAAGAATCCAAAAAGAAAAGAAACATTTGTTTGTTAAATTTAAGATGACAGAGCAAACAAATTTATTTGGAACGACAGCTGATACTCAAGCTGGAGATACTACCTCAAAAGGTAATTACAAAGATGAAATTAAAGTTAGTGAATGGACACAAGAGTATATGGGAACATTTATTGAAGACTTTGAAAAAAACAAACGAAGAAAAATAAAGAAAAGGAAGGTATAATGGTAGATAAAGAAGGATACACTCAAAGACAATGGGACAGAGTTGTAGGTTATGGTAAGGTTCCAAAAGAATATGCATTACGCTCAAAGAAAGAAAAGAAAGATGTATAAATTATATACAACTCCATCATGTGGATTTTGTATTATGGCTAAACAATTATTAGCTAATAATAATCTTGAGTATGAAGAAGTATGCATACAGACAGACGAACAAGAAAAACAAAAAATTAAAGATATGGGCTTTTCAACTGTACCACAAATATGGAAAGATGGAGACCATGTTGGTGGTTATTATGAACTAAAGGAGAGTTTCAATGAGAGTTAATTTTGAACGAGGAATAGTAATTAAAACAAAGGAAGAAATATGTACGAATATGAATGCACAATCGTCAAGGTTGTGGACGGCGATACTGTTGATGTCAACATTAACTTGGGTTTCAATACTTGGATTAATAATGAGCGTGTAAGACTATATGGCATTGATACACCAGAATCAAGAACAAGAGATTTAGAAGAAAAGAAATTTGGACTATATGCTAAGTCAGTAGTTGAAAAATATATACCGGTTGGATCCAAACAAGTACTTGTAACTCATTTAGATAAAGTTGGTAAGTTTGGTAGAATACTTGGAGAGTTTAAAATATATGATGGTGAAGAAGATAGACAAACAACTATTAATGAATACATGATTAGAAAAAATATTGGAGTAGAATATAAGGGTCAATCAAAAGACGATATAGAGGATGAACATTTAAAAAATAGAGAGGTACTATATGAACAAGGAACATTGGAAAAAACCAAAGACTAAAGAACAGACATTAGGTCAGTTTTCAGATAAACCTAAAACACCAAAAGAGATAGGTGGTCCTAAAGGACTAGAACCAACACGATATGGTGATTGGGAAAGAAAAGGAATCTGTTACGATTTCTAATAAATAAAACAAATTTTATATGAAAGTGATACAATCGAATAATGCATATTATATTTCCTAAACTAGAAAAATATCAAAGATTAATATTAAAGAAGATGGATCGTAAAAACGAATACCATCTTCATGGTTATGCTTGGTTTAAAACATATGTAGAGTCAATTAAACAATTGGTCTTTTGGCATAATGAATTAGAGTCACCCAGTGAATTGGATACATTAATATATGAGGTAGGAATAAATGAATATGTCTCTGATTTAAGAGATGGTATATCAATGAGTCAAACAGAAAAATTTAGATTAGATGATATAGGTTTTCAAAAGTTTGATCTAATAAGAGACTTTAAGGTTTATGATTACAATGATAAAAAAAGAAAAATAGCAAAACTTTTATCACAAGGACAAAAAGCAAGTTTTGGATATAAAGATGAATCTCTAAAGATAATTCAAGAACAGTTTCAAAAGTTTACAGAAGAAGAAATTAAACCACAAGCTCACGAATGGCATTTAAAGAATGATCTAATTCCAGATGAAGTGTTAGATAAAATGAATGATATGGGTGTTAGTGCTATTGGTATACCAGAAAAGTATGATGGTCTGGCAATGTCAAAAGAAGCTATGTGTATTATAACAGAAGAACTATCAAGAGGATTATTAACAGCTGGTTCTATTGGAACAAGAGCTGAGATATGTGGTGAGTTAATTAATTTAGGTGGTACTGAACAACAAAAAGAAAAGTACTTATCCAAGATAGCTAAAGGTGATTGTTTAACAGCAGCGGTATTTACTGAACCAAATACAGGAAGTGATTTAGCAAATTTAAATACAAGAGCTATTAAAGATGGTGACGATTATATTATTACAGGAAACAAAACTTGGACTACTCATGGTGTAAGAAGTGATATGTTTACAGTACTAGCAAGAACTGGTGAGCCAGGATATAAAGGTTTAAGTATGTTCTTAGTTGATAAACCAAGAGGAACAGATCAAGACCCATTTCCTCATCCTAACATGCAAGGTAGTGAAATAGAAGTTCTTGGATATAGAGGTATGAAAGAATATGAAATAAGTTTAGATGAAGTTAGAGTTAGTAAAGATCAACTTCTTGGTGGTGTAGAAGGACAAGGTTTTAAACAATTAATGGAAACATTTGAAGGTGCAAGAATCCAAACAGCAGCAAGAGCTGTTGGTGTAGCTCAGAGTGCTTTAGATGAAGCCTTACAATATGCAATAGATAGAACGCAGTTTGATAAAAAAATTATAGAGTTTGATCGTATAGCATTCAAGATAGCTATGATGGCTGTACATATAGTTGTATCAAGAGCAATTACAATGTATAGTGCTGAAAAGAAAGACAAAGGAGTTAGATGTGATATTGAAGCAGGTATGGCAAAACTATTAGCTGCAAGAAATGCCTGGATGATATCTGATGATAGTTTACAAGTACATGGTGGTAATGGATATGCATTAGAATATCCAATATCAAGAATCCTTTGTGATGCAAGAATTTTAAATATATTTGAAGGTGCAGCAGAAATACAAAGTCTGATAGTTGCAAAGAATATATTAAAAAATGAAGA